GGAATAATCCGCAAAACTGGCTTAAGAGAGCAGGGCAATCTAAAGACTGCTACCCACCCAGGGGCCTAAGCCAGGCCACTGCTTCACTAAAAGCTTCACAGCTTTTAGATCGTAACGCCGTAATGGGATATCTACGGCGTCACCACCATCACCAGCGGAGGACACTGAACGACGCTCTAAATCAGAGAGCCGCCAAAGAAGAGCAGGGAAGTCAAACGCCCTGAACTTCTTATACACCCTACGAATGACCTTAACTTGGTACCCTTCGACCCAATGCTTTGCAACACGGGGCCGAGGAGCAACCTCGTCAAAATCACGTAGGACGCCAACATCACCGTACCCTTCCGGGACGGAGTATCCGCGGTACCGATCGTCTATTTGTGCGTAGCATTTCAACCACGCCTCATAGAGATTCGCATCGCAGCCCCATTCGGCTCCTAAGAGCCTGTGAGACAAACGCCGAATCGAATTTAGGAGCCAAAACTGCTCCTCGATCGATTTTACCTTCTTCTTGAGGTAAAATGGTGTAACATCACGACCAAGGAAGAAGTGCTTACCGCACGACTCCCTAAATGGGCCATCTGAAAAGCTCTTCTCAACATTCATGGAGAATCCACAGACATCGAAAATCTCTCTCAGACGGACCACGGTTGTGGACGGAGCGATAATATCATCCCCGTACACAGACACGTCGCTAGCCGCCTCCCCCATGGAATAACAAACCGCACGCGTAAGCCCGAGGAAAATTAAACTCTCGAGTTCAAACGTGTAGCCATTACCCATAGAGGAGAATTTCTGAAGGAACTTGACTGTTCCATCAGGAAACAAGGACTGCGTAGACCTGCAAGTTTTGAGCGCCACCAACCAATCCTCTGGCAGGAGAAATTCCACCAGAGAACGGCTGATAGTGTCAGATGCACTTGACAGATCAATGGTCGCTTTACGATTCGTGATACTAGCCCCCTTTGCAAGGAGCTGGTTAATACACTGGTCGTTCAGGTCACATCCAGACTGCTTCAATCTGGAACGCATAAGACCACCAATCCCCTTCTGGAAGAACATGTTCAGAAGAGGTTCGATGGCTATAACCCGATCAGATCGGGCGTCCTTCGGCACAGTGGCAATCTTGCTTCCGAGTACGACCTTTGGGTCGATCCCGTTGGCCTCCCATTCCTTACGGAAGAGAGGAAAGGCGCAGTTATACGCCTCGGCCAAAGCAAGGCATTCCCCCGTGACTGTCGGCTTAGTATCACCGAACTTATACCAAGGGTGCCCTCGATCCCTCTTAGTCCCGAATGTAGCACCCGGGCCATGGGAGAGAAAGGGGAGTGCCGCGTTCCAGGAGAAATCCCGGAGTACCTTTCGAATCTCCGTGCGAGCTCGCTCTAAAACAGAGCGGTCCGCGAAAGAGATGGTACTTAGATGAGCGAAACGCTCATTCACAACGCGACATCGATCTTCACTTTCAAGAAACTTCTTGAGCGCCACGAGCTGAGTGTTAATGCCCGTGGTTAACCCAGGATATTTCCTTAACAGAGACACGGCCGAATACGCACGATGAAAGTCACCAGGATCTGTGAACTCTTTAGGGTCCACAGAGAGCCCAATTATCTCATTATGTTTACCGGCCAGAAACAAGTCTCTGACGTGAAGACCAACGGACCCCAGTCCACTGAGGATACTAGGGACCACACCTTCGGCTAAACAGTCACTCAGCTTCGTCGTCATTGTAGGATTCCTATGCAATGAAGGATACAGCCCTGGGGATTTCTCCCAGATAGGGCTTTAAGGGTTCCCCTCGATTAAGAGGTTCTAAATGGTCTGATTAGGACCACGACCCTTCAGGTGTGGCAACGCTGACGTCAAAGACGGAAAGCGCAACCAAAGCCTGAATCCGATCGACGAAGTCCTGGCGCTCAGCCTGGGTAAAGCTCGTCGGAATATCGATAACGATATCCGCCTTGCCTGTTCCCAGATTCTGACCGACGCAGGCACACGCTGAGTCAACCGTCGCTGCCTTGGGAATGGAAACGACCCAGCGAGTGCGGTACTTACCGTCACTCAAGGGTCCCCTAACACTCTCAGTTACCTGAGATACGGCTCCGCCAAAAGAGGCGTCACCGGTCAAGCCCCACGTAGAGATACCCTGTTGGGTACCGCGAGGGGTGTAGACCTTGGTGTTCAGAGTTATCGAACTCTGTGCAGGCATGGATATTATCCTAACGGAAGGCCTGAAGTAACAGTGCTAAACCATTTAGCGCGTGCTTCAGGCTTACTGGGCTCTTAACGTAGAGTCCGGGGACGGGTGACGATGCGTAACAGGTACGACGAAAATCACGTCGGGACCCCGAAAATGTCGGGAGACCTGGTCCAGAACCTTCAATTTTCTGGACGTTACCAGGGTACGCATAAAATGAAGCAGATTTAAACTTACACTCTGCTTTAGTTGACTGTGACCCCGTTACAAATGTCATCCCAACGTCTGCCGTTAGGGCAGAAAGCCAGTCTGACACCGGGACCAACCAATCAACAACAAAGGAGTAAGGTACTAGTTCCCACACTATCTCCACTGGGTTGATAAGACCCAGCGAGGAGAGTTCCGCAAGTTGAGGATTTGTGATCTTGTAATACATATTGATCCAAACCTTCTGCTTGCTCTCCCAAATGAGGGAAGCACGCCATAAATCTCCAGGACCCCAATCAGCCCCAATTTCACCATGGGTAACTGTGTTGGTAGGTGAGGTAGCCGAGGCCTTTACATAAGGTAACTCGAATCTACTACGCCGTTGGAGATGTTGCATACCTCCGTACAGATCAGACAGGAGCGGGATCCAGCCGTATTGAAGCTCTAGCCACTTATTGGGGATAAGGCACCAGTCACGCTTGGGTAAACCACCACGCTCGACACGCTTCACCTCGTTCCATAGGTCCGGGAATCTTCTCCGGAACGACAGAACTTGGCGGGCGATATAGAACGCAGTGTTCCCTAACATGGCTACTGTCTTATTACCTTCCGCAAGGAAGTTCCCCAAATGTAGGTCTTGTGACTTCAACCTGTTGAGGGCTTTCACCAGTGTGGCATTAATCATATTGCCGCTTGGTGCAAGTGGAGACGGCGGAGCCGTTATCCAAAAGCCATTCGAGATGTCCCTGTGAACGACGGAGCCATTAAGGTAATACATGGTGTAAGAACAACTAACACCAGGCATCACAATGTCACCGCCGAAATGGTACCAGGCCCGACACTGTCGGAACCCGTCTGCCATCAAAGCGTTACCGCTTTGGGGACGAACATCATCGAACCAACGATACGTCCCAGTGATAGATGTACAAAACCTAGACTGCAGGGTGGGCTTAATCTGCTGATAGCAGTGTTGGCCCTGGCCCTGAAAAGTCTGGGATACATTTCTCGCTGGAGTAGTCATTTTGGTCGATCCTCGAAGTGGAAAGCTACGGACCAGTCTCGGATAATTGTTACCGTAGACTGTTAACTGCTTCATCACCTGATTAGATTAACTAACCAGGAACTGTCTGGCATTTCGCCATGACAGTGAAGGCCCCGAAGGGACCTCGACTACCCACCACAACCTAGCTCTCTCCAGACGATGCAGGCACACTGAGGCCTGACAACGCAACTGGACACTGTAGCATCCTACTTGACTTACCGTTAGCACGAGAGATACGCCGTGAAAATTAGGAATCACGGATTAACCTCAGGGCTGCGGG